ATTAGTCTTGAGGACTCGATGACTAAGCAGTTTATCACAATTGACAAGTCTGCTATCGAGCATATACAAGACCCAGCAGAGCAAAACCAACGCCTACAACACATTATGGACGAGGTTATCTCTTTGTTTGAGGGATTGAGGGGCGACCAAATACCTGTACTACCTCACTATGTCGAACTACATCATGTGGATGTCGGAAACAGCGTACCCAACAACACAGACTTCCTCGACACGATTAATAGCGATATTGCCGCAGTTCTTCAAGTGCCGAGAGTAGCCGCAGGTCAAGAGCGCGGCTCAACCTTTGCCGCAACATACAACGCAAACCTATGGGCCGTACAAGCAATTTCAAGAATGCATCGTATTCTTTCAGAGTCCGCAACAAAGATGTTTATGACTCATCTTGACCTTCTAGGTATTGAATACCGCAAGCAAGATTTGCCTACGATTACCTTTGAGGCTATGGATAGCGAAACACCACTCAATGTAATGCAGCGCGTCACAATGGGGTACAACGCTGGCGTTCTTACACTCAATCAAAGTCTTGAGTTGCTAAACCTACCAACAATAGGAAAGGAAGGCGACGAAAGGCGAACACAGCCTTCTAACACCGGGGAACTACCAAGAGAAAACTCACAACCCGGTAAAGAGGAGGACACGGAATGAACATAAGTTATGACACACTATTCTATGTGCTTTTTGGGTCACTAATCGTATTTTCTTTGCTGTTGCACAGAAAAACCAGTATTGAAAGATTAATAAATCACACTCATGGTGAGAAGCCTATGAGCCGAATGAAAATGAGTAATCCAAATGAAACTCTAATGCTTACTTTCGGTATGGGAGTAGTATTGGCTTGGGTAGTTATTGCAGCAACCGCGTCATACTACAGTATCGTAGAACAAAGGGAGATTTCAGACAGCCAACTAACTGTAATTGGACTTCTTGGTGGTCCAGCACTTCTAATTATCACAAGTGTTCTTGATTTATTCAAGGGTAAGGAAGGGGCTAAAATTAATGTTCTACCTGAGCAACTAGCGAGCGATGTTGCATCAGCAGATGCAGTAGATGCACACACAAGAATGCTTGAGGAGTTGAAGTTGAAGCACGATTTAGACATCGAAAAGATGCAGAAACAACACAGCCTTGACATGGAAGCATTCAAAGTCACGAAGGGGAAAGAATGAGCATCTGTGATTACTGCTCTACTGGCGATTGTCCCAAGTGCCGTGAGGAAGAATGATGAATGACGACCCTTATGGGGTTTGTCTTGACACATCACCGATACTCGGCTGGCTCTTGAAGAAAATAGGAGTGTTAGTATAATGTGGGAGTATTACGCAGATGTTCTACGGGTTATAGATGGTGACACCGTTGATGTCCGAGTAGATTTGGGTTTTAATGTACACTACAAAGTCCGTGTTCGTATGCATGGAATAAATGCTCCCGAATCTCGTACACGCGATAAAGAAGAAAAGATTCGTGGGCTCGCTGCTAAGGAAAGATTAGAGCAACTAATTGATGGTAAGAGGGTAATAATTAAATCACACGGCGTAGGTAAGTTTGGTCGTTGTTTGGGGGAAATTAAGGTGGGAAGTACAAATGTTAACGCCCAACTCCTTATAGAAGGGCACGCTGTCGCCTATAATGGTGGAAAGAGGTGAGTCCATTGACACAAGACGAAGCAGATTCTATTATCGAGACTATTAATGCGAGAGCAACAGAGGTTAGGCAACTAATCATTACCATAGGTTCTATTCTCGCACTTCTAATGCCAGCAGTTGAAATGCTTGGTGTAATTGACCTCACGCCTTATGGCGAAGGCGACGATGAATGGATAGGCGACGATGATTGGGAGTGGGGTGACGATTTTGAGTGTGGCGATGGAAGCATTATTCAATCTTCTTTAGTAAATGACGGATATAGAAATTGTCGTGACGGGTCGGATGAACCCGAAGAAGAAGCGGAAGAAATTAATGACAATAATAGTGTGGTATTACCTGAACAGGGATGTACAGACCCACATGCTGAAAATTATGATGAAGATGCCGAAGAAGATGATGGGTCATGTGAATATGGCGGCGACGAACCACTTTACGGATGCACAGACCCGGACGCAGAAAACTATGAATCTTGGGCCGAAGAAGACGACGGCTCATGTGAATATGAGGATGAAAATAGCATACCGGAAGATTGTAGGCCCGATATGTGGGACGCATATTATGAATACGACGGCGAAAACATGACGATTAATTGGGATGCCGACCTTACTTGTGATAATGCACCACACAATCTAACTCTAATTTGGACCTTTTACCATAATAGCACTAACGAAACAGGAAATTGGACTGGCATACAGGAAGAATACACTTACGAAACATATTATCAAGATTGGGATTATGTTAACATAACCATAGCAGTACCAGCGGGTCACTATGATATTTTCGGAACCTTTGGATTTAATGATAATTATTATCGTGCCGTTGATTGGTACGATGTTTTGATACAATGAATACAAACATTGGTTAAACACTAACGCCACTCTCCACATGTGGGGAGCGCCGTATTTGAAATAAACCGAGAAAAACCATTAAATGCAAATGACTTTCAAAAAACTGTTGATGCAATAGTGGAAGGAAAAAACCTGTGCTTAAACGCACCAATTGAGACAGACCCATACACTTATCTATGTACTAATACGGGAGGTATGGGGCTTGAACATGGTTTTTCTTACGGTAATGGTATTTTGTTGCTGCTTTCATATTGGCTAGTGACTTTACTACAATACATGTATATTCTAAATAAGATTCATAAATCACTCCATATTTAGACCACCTATGAGTTGTGAGTGTGACTGTACTTCTGAGGAAGAAACAACAGAAGCAGCGTATGAAGTTTGCGAATCTTGTGAAACCGCATCTAAGTGCAAAGAAGCCGGATATTGTAAGAAATCAAAGGCAGAGGCAGAAGAAACTTGTGGTGTTGGCGAAGAAATGATTGACGGCGAGTGTCGTAAAGTTGCCGTGACCCTTGAGTTGGATATTGACGAAAGTAAAGCAATAGTCAGCGCAGAAACTGGAAAAACTGTGATTGAGATTAGCGGTGTGGCTTTCCATGAAGGTATGAATAAGAATAAGTGGTCACTTACACCGGAGGGTGCTGTGTCTGTTGCACAACAGATGGAGGGCTCAGACCTAACACTATTCCATCCAGCCGCAGATGAAAGCGGTTCAGGATTTACAAGAAATACAGACGGCGACCTTGAGGAGTCTGTTGTTGGTAGTATTATTGGTGCTACCTTCTTTACTACACAAGAAGGCTATGAGGTTCGTTATGTCGCACATGTGACAGAAGAAGAATTATTCAGTACCTTTGATGATGGTCTTTGGATGCAAGACGGCTATGGAGTAAGTATTGGCGGTTCCGGCGTACCAGTAGAAGCATCCGAAGATGGATTGGTTTTCGGTGAAGATTTTACCTTTGACCACCTTGCTCTTGTAGTAAAACCCGCGTATGAAAGGGCTACTGTGGATAGGGCACAGAGAATAGTTGTTGAGGAAGAAGAAGAACTACCAACGGCCTCAACCCAAGAAATGTTTATAGGTCATTCGGTATCTGAGGAGATTCAACCAACGGTGATTGCTATGACCGAAACAGAAAATACTACAGAAATTGATTATGAGGCTGAGATAGAGTCGCTTAAGGCTGACCTTGTTTTGGCTACAAGCAGAATTACAGAATACGAAGCAGTTGAGGCTGACAGAGTAGAGGCTGACAGAATGACACTTGTGGAGAAGGCTACCGAGATGGGTATGTCAGGCCATGAGGACCTAAAGGCTGAAACCCTTGAGACTCTAATCGCTTCTTGGGAGGAGGCTCACCCTGAGCCAACCCCAGTCGAGATGACCCCCGTAGAGTCCGTCGAGAAGCCTGTCGCAGAGACAGTCGAGGCTTCTGAGGATGTCCCACAGGTAGAGAACTACCTAAACGGAAGAATGGTCAGCAACGATGAGAAGATTTACGCTAAGGCTTGGAATGCATGGGCCTCTGCGTGGAATACAACACTCGCAGTAGATGAGCGCAAAAGCATGAGCGCGATTCGCTACGAAGATATGAAGGAGATGATTTAAGATGGTAACATACGGAAGTTTAGACCCAGTAAATTGCAAGGATATACAGAACACATTTGCAAGTAAGGGACTATTAGTAAAATACGACGCAAGTGGAATAATGATAACCGCATCAGTCACAGACAAGCCAATAGGCGTGACAATTGCTGAGTCCTCAAGAGGAGAGGACCAAGAACTAGAGGCAGCGGGCACAGGAACCGTAGCAATCGTACCCCTAAGCGGTGTACAAATGGTAAAGTGTGTCGGTGGCGGTGTTCTTAAGACAGGAGAGAGGCTTTACACTTCTCAAACAGCAGAAGCAGACGGATATGTCCACACCACATCATCAAACTCAGCGACATTCGTTGGCGTTTATATGGGTGAAGATGGTCTAACACCGGCAGCCGGTGCATTGATTCCAGTCTTAATGGCGGGAGTAGTCGAGTGAGTAATCACAGGATAAATTAAGGAGAGGAAAAATATGAATCAGACACTAGAAGAAATACTAAATGTTGAAGCCGCAGTTGGACCGTTCGCCCCCGGCGATGCAGTTCTTGAGCAGACGCTCCGTGACTTCATTCAACTACAATCTAACACTATCGCTATCGCAACCGACCTTGTTGGTGTACGAAGCGTTCCTTGGCTATCATTTACATGGTACACCGGAGTAATCGGTACATTCGATTACCCACTAGACGATGTCGCGCTAACCGACCCAACCAACATTGGTACACAGAACTACAGCACCAAGTTGGAGAAGGGACAGGGCCGCGTCACTTTCCTAGACGCTGTAAGGCTACGAGGCGAGTCCTTTGAGAACATTGACCGACAGCAGTTGGGAATTGTTCGCGCTCGCGCTGACACCATTGACAACCACATTCTGACCACACTTTACGCTGGTGCAGACAACTCCGTCGCTGCTACCGCAGTATTCGGAAGCGGTTCTGCTGATGAGGAAGGAGACATTCTAGGCGCTATGGACGACATCTTCGCTAACGCAAAGGTTAGCGGAAACGAGCCTTTGGCTCTTGTCCTACCTGCTGATAAGAGGTCCGCTATCCTCAACACAACCCTTTACGGAAATGTTGTTGAGTCACTAGGCGACCACTTGGCTCGCATCGCAAGCCTACGAATCTACTACACCCGTGACTACGGTTCAGGAAACGCAATCGGCAACGATTCGCTTCTAATGGTTCCCGGTGCTGAAACTGCTGAGTTCTTCACCTACAACGGACCCGGTTTCCAAGAGACTGAGTTGACCCGACTACCGGGCGTTGGTTTCGATTGGCTACTAACTTCCTACATGGGAAGCGTTGTCCACGAACACCAAGATGGTGCTTCCGCTGACAAGACCCACAGGATAGTCAAGTTGACTGGAGTGCGCTCCTGATTATGGGGTGTGCTTGAATGGCAACCAAGAAGAAAACGACTAAGAAATCTGCCCCTAAGAAGGCAGAAAAGAAGCCGAAGGCGGCAGCAAAGCCAAAAGAGGCAGCAAAGCCAAAGGGCCCAACTAAGGCTGCTATGGCCGCTGCACTTAAGGAGAAGAAAATCCCTCTCCCTGAGTCCGGTGAAGCCGCAGATATGGAACATAGACTACGCTACTGGAAGTCCTTTGATGAGGGCGGTTTTGGCTACATGGTTAGGATTCACAGAAATGCTGGCGGTAAGTTTGCTGACCATCCACTATCCCTTCTAAATGCCCCAAGAAAAGCCCTATATTGGCTACCCGCAAGCGAGATGACAGACAGGATTCTCGCTACGCGCAGGGTCGTTGTAGTAGGTCGAGCAGAGAAACCTTCAACTAACATGATAGTTGTTGATGTTCCATCGGACTATGAACAACGATTCGGTGCGTGAGGTGGTTGATTGGCTTACATAATGGGAGATTTGGTAATTGAGGATGGCGACACACTATTCACGACCAACATTACTGTTAACCAAATAAGAGCCCTTCTCAATCACCCTCGCGGTCTAAACAGCGGGACTATTATTGAGTATGTAAATCTTCGTAATACCCAAATTGCTAAGAAGTCACGAAAGGCTGATTATGTCGGCGTTAATTCTACTAATGCACCTACTACAGCAGAAATAGAAACTGCTGTTAAGTTGGTTGTTTGTGTAGATTGCCTACGAGTTTTGATAGATACTATACCAGCCGTTGTTCCCGAAAAAGAACAAGGCGTTTCAGATATTAGATTCAATAAGCAATTGGCTTCCTTTGAAAAGCAAGCCGAAGATGCTTTGGGAGTGATAGAGGAAAAGGGTGCTACCGCGTTTTATGCAAAGGGTATTACATCTAAAGTGAGTGGAACTACAAGCGGAGAACTTTCCGGCTCACTTCGTGAGTGAGGGAAAGTAAATGCCGACTATATATCATTGGCAGGGTAGTGAAGATACCGACGCTAATGAAGGTGATAACTGGCTTGAACCAATAGGAGGCACTACAGGTACTGTGCCAGTAAGCGGAGATAGTATAGTTTTCAATGCTGAATCCGATGGAAATAACAATTGTGCTTTTCCTACTACATTCCCTGCTTCCGGTAATCTTTTACATATTGACATAACTACTGCGTTTACAAAACTGATTACTTCTTCGGGGTCGGGCGCTACCACAGTAAATCTAAATGGTTATATGAATCTTAGTAAGGCTGCGTGTTTAGATGCATCATCAAGTTCTACCCTTACTTTTGATTTTAACGGTGCGCCAGCAATTAGAGTTTTTCTTGGCGATGGAACCGAATATACACATAAGGCATACATTAAGTATGATACCGCTATGAGTTCTTCTCCATTTTTTGATGCCGATGCTAGGACAAATACTACATTTAATTTTGGGTCAAATAATTTTACTATGCCTGATGGCATATACCCCAATATGGTATTTACAGGAACATTGTATGCAAAGAAAGTTTATTCTGATAGTTCACAAACTGAGTTTAATACTTATGGCTCAGTTGACATGTTAAACTTTAGCGGGGGTGAAGTGAACTCTAGTGCTTTTGACATTTATGATTATGATAAACAATTTTATTTTGAAAAGGACCTCACAGGTATAGGGGAAAATTTCAAGTTTGGGCATACTACTGCGAGGTTCAAGACTTATAGAAGTAGCGGAACTGGCTCTGTTATTTTCCCTGTGACTGGTGAATTAAATAGTGCCGCCTTTGGAAATGACACCACTAACAACTTCTATACACAATATCATAAGGTAGTAATTGAAAATAACGATAGTTCTTCTAACTACTGGTTGGTAAATGCAGGTAAGTTCCTTGAGTGTAATGAAATTGTTATCAGAGATGGTGGTAGATTCTATGGTCCGTCAAGTGGAACTAAAGCCGTCTGTATTAGAAGTGTAAAAAGACCAACGGTGCAGGGCGATTGGAACTTTAGACAAATAACAGATGGAATCTATGAAAGTATTGGTGATTCAACGAATATACCTGTTTCACATGGGGGAACGGGCTTACAAACAATAGCAAAGGGTTCTATACTCTATGGTAATGGTAATGGTAGTATAGGAGTGTTGCCCATAGGCAGTAATGGTCAGACTCTTAAAGTAAGTTCAAGTGGAATACCGGAGTGGGTAAGTTGATAGGACACTCAGTATTCAGTAATCATAGGGGGCGGTAGCATGGTAGATGTTCTAACAGACAACAAGAACCTGATATTTACTACAGAAGCCGATAGGCTGACTGTGACCCCGCACGCAGCACAACTTTTCAAAGATGCTGATAGCGGCTTCGTTTTCTTTGGTGACGGCTCTACGGAGGCAGGTCAATCTGCTGATGTGAGGCCCGTTGTAACAAAAACTGATGATTATACATTTACACGAACCGATGAGGGCCGAGTAGTAATGGCTAACAAGGGTTCAGGAATTACATTCACTATTCCTCCTAATAGCAGTATTGCCTATCCTGTAGATAAGACTGAAATTAAGGTGATGAACAAGGGCGCTGGAACACTAACTCTTGCCGCAGGGAGTGGTGTGACTATAAGCGGGGCTACAACAATAGCCCAATACGCAAGAGCAGTAATACGAAAAACTGCTACAGATACTTGGGTAATCTTTTCTTCTGCTGGGATAACGGGGCCCACAGGTCCTACCGGACCTACTGGACCAACCGGGCCTACAGGGGCAACTGGCCCAAGTGGTCCTACTGGTTCGACTGGACCGACAGGGCCGGCTGGACCTACAGGCCCCGACGGGCCTACTGGCCCTAGTGGTGATGATGGCGCAACAGGTAGCACGGGCCCAACAGGACCTACAGGGTCTATTGGTTTAACTGGACCTACAGGCCCAACTGGTCCTGATGGACCAACTGGTCCGGCTGGTAGTACAGGTCCTACTGGTCCTTCCGGCCCTACAGGTCCTACTGGTAGTACCGGACCAACCGGCCCTGCTGGGTCAACAGGACCAACCGGCCCGACAGGACCTCAAGGTTCTTTTGGTGGAGCCACCTTCAAGTATGATTTCAGCACCACTACTACTAAAGCAGACCCAACCGCAGGTAAGTTGCGCCTTGACAACTCCACACAAAACTCTGCTACAGGAATTTACATTGACGATTCCGACTTAGATGGAACAGATATTCAATCTTTCCTTCGTACTATTGATGATTCTACTTCTACCATAAAGGGACATGTTAAGATTTCTAATTTAACTGACTCAAGCCAATTCGTACTATTTACTATATCTTCTCTTACAGAGGAAACGGGGTATTTTGACATAACTGTAAGTGCTGTTGATTCTTCGGCTTCTACACCGTTTTCAGACGGTGAAGATATTGCCGTCACCTTTGCGCGAACTGGTGACAAGGGAGATACTGGGGCTACTGGGCCTACAGGACCTGCGGGGCCAGCGGGACCTACTGGACCGGATGGACCAACAGGCCCATCAGGTCCTACTGGCTCACAGGGACCAGCAGGTTCAACCGGACCAGCGGGACCTACTGGGCCCACAGGACCAAGTGGTCCTCAAGGAGATACTGGCCCAACAGGACCTACTGGTACTACCGGTTCGACTGGACCAACGGGACCATCAGGTACAGATGGCGCTACATGGACTTCAAGTACCAGTACACCAAGCGGAGGAAGTAATGGAGACTTCCATTTCGATTCTTCTACCGAAAAAATCTACAAAAAGTCAGGTGGGTCTTGGTCTGAAATAGCAGACATAACTGGAAGTACGGGACCAACCGGCCCTACTGGACCTGCTGGTTCTGATGGCTCTGATGGGGGTACAGGCCCTACTGGGCCTACTGGACCTACTGGCCCAACCGGGCCCTCAGGACCTACTGGTTCTACAGGCTCTGCTGGAACGGATGGTGCTACTTGGACTTCAAGTAGTAGTACGCCTTCCGGTGGTTCTGATGGTGATTTCCACTTCAATACAAGTAATGATAAAATCTACAAGAGAGCATCCGGCTCTTGGTCAGAAATAGCAGACATTACTGGTAGTACCGGACCTACGGGACCTACGGGGCCCGCTGGCCCTACAGGACCTAGTGGGCCCGCTGGTAGCGACGGTAGCGACGGTAGTGATGGTTCTACGGGCCCAACTGGTCCACAAGGCGCAACTGGTCCTACTGGTCCTAGTGGGCCTACTGGACCTGCTGGAAGTGATGGTAGCGACGGAAGTACCGGACCTACAGGCCCAACAGGACCTGCGGGTGGAACAGGACCTACAGGACCTACTGGGCCGACTGGTCCTCAAGGCTCTTTTGGTGGTGCTACTTTCAAATACGATTTTAGCACAACAACAACAGATAGCGACCCCGGAGCAGGTAAGATAAGATTCGATAACGCTACACAAAATGGTGCTACAGGTATTTACATTGATGACTCTGATTTAGACGGCACAGATATTCAATCTTTCCTTAGAACAATAGACGATTCTACTTCAACAATTAAGGGTCATGTAAAGGTAAGCAATCTTACAGATTCTTCGCAATTTACACTACACACAATATCTTCTCTCACCGAAAACTCAGGTTATTTTGATATTACTGTTAGTACAGTAGATTCATCTGCTTCGTCGCCTTTTAGTGATGGAGAAGATGTATCAGTCACTTTTGCTAGGACTGGTGACAAGGGAGATACAGGCTCAACAGGACCCACAGGCCCAACTGGACCCACAGGTCCGACTGGGCCTACAGGCCCAGCAGGGTCAGATGGCTCTGATGGCTCTGATGGTTCAACCGGACCAACAGGCCCAACTGGACCAACAGGGCCTACAGGACCGGCTGGACCAGCCGGTAGCGACGGAAGTGACGGCTCTGACGGGGCTACCGGACCAACAGGACCGACAGGCCCTGCTGGACCAACAGGTTCGACAGGCCCTACGGGACCAACCGGTCCCTCCGGTAGTGACGGAGCCACATGGACATCTTCTTCATCAACACCAAGCGGAGGTTCAGATGGTGATTTTCACTTTAATGATTCAAACGATAAGATTTACAAAAGGGCTTCCGGCTCTTGGTCTGAAATAGCCGATGTGACAGGCGCAACCGGACCGGCTGGACCAACAGGAAGTACGGGACCAACTGGTCCTACGGGACCTGCTGGACCCACAGGACCGGCAGGTTCTGATGGAGATGATGGTTCAGATGGTAGCACAGGCCCAACCGGGCCTACGGGCCCTACTGGTCCCACAGGCCCTACCGGACCTTCCGGCCCTGCCGGTTCAGATGGGTCTGATGGAAGCGATGGTTCAACAGGACCTACGGGTCCTACCGGACCAAGTGGCCCAACAGGTTCTACTGGACCTACTGGACCCACAGGCGCACAAGGTAATTTTGGAGGGGCTTCCTTTAAGTATGATTTTAGTACTACCACTACAAAGGCTGACCCCGGAGCCGGTAAGGTAAGACTTGATAATGGAACACAGAATAGTGCTACTGGTATATACATAGACGATTCAGATTTAGACGGAACAGATATTCAATCCTTTATGCGAACCATTGATGATAGCACAAGCACAATCAAAGGTCATGTAAAAATAACAAAGGTAGATGATACATCTAAGTTCTTGTTAATGACCATATCCTCTTTAACTGAGGAAAGTGGTTATTTCGATATAACCGTAAGTACGGTTGATTCTTCTGCGTCTTCGCCATTTTCTAATGGTGATGATGTAGTTATTACTTTCGCAAGAACTGGTGATAAGGGAGATACGGGTTCTACAGGACCGACAGGACCCACAGGACCTGCGGGTCCCACAGGCCCTGCTGGTTCAGACGGGTCTGATGGTTCAGATGGAAGCACGGGACCAACTGGTCCAACAGGACCTACCGGTCCCGCCGGTTCAACAGGCCCTGCTGGTCCGACTGGCCCTGCTGGTCCTACAGGTCCAGCAGGTAGTGATGGTTCAGACGGAGGAACAGGACCAACGGGCCCCACAGGACCGACGGGAGCAGCCGCCGGGTTCGGCACACCTACTGCAACCACAGGACCAATTGGGGTCACAGGAAGCGGACCCGACACGGCTAAGGTATTTGCATTTACTATTCCATCAGGCGCAACAGGGCCTACCGGCCCGACAGGACCAACGGGACCTACAGGACCTGCTGGTTCAGACGGAGATGACGGCTCGGATGGAAGCACAGGACCTACAGGACCTACAGGACCTACAGGACCGACAGGTCCAACAGGACCTACAGGACCAAGTGGCGGGTCAGGTGGTATTGGTGGATTAGATGATGTCACAATGGATGCTACTAACTTTGCTGACGGTCTTCTCATACAGCCCGATAGCGACGGTTCAGCACCCTCGA